ACGTAGGCCCATTTCAAGCTAGGGAGTATTAGGTAGACTTGATAGAGTCTCTTGAAGGGGACTACAATCGTAGTGGTGTCTGACTGCATCTGCCGCCACTCGTAGTAGTATTCACTATTCATCACCGCTCCACCAGATTTTAAAACGAAGCCATTTAACCTGCCTCCACCTACGGAAGCGAACACTCCATTTCTTTTCGTGCTTCTCGTAGTAGACAGCAAACTCAGGGTCTAGGTCTTTGACCATCTCCAGAACACTATTGTACTTCTTACCCATCACCGAATAACTCCGCGAACTTATCAAAGGGAATGCACACCCACTGCTGCGGAACAGTGTGGGCATGCTTTGCAAATGTGAAAACAAAGGCGGGGTCTTTGCTCTCCTGGCTTGCCTCCCTGCAGATCTTTACGAAGTCGGAAGCATTAAGTGTCAGACGATCCCCGAGGGTCTCTTTGGAATCCAAAACGAAGTCGTCTATCTGGACGTCTCCCTTCTTATCTCCCGCTCCTGACATAGGCACCCGCTTACCTCCCAGGTCATCAGCTATCTGCTGCTCCGTCTGGAGTGTCTGGGCTTTGACACTCTGGCGTCTCTTCTTGCTCCCCATTTGCGACTCTGCCATCAAGCTCCTCCATCTTTTTTAAAAACCTGTCAGCCGCTTTGTCAGCGACATCTGCCGTAAAGGTGCGTCTCTCTTAAACCTGTCTGCATAATCCTCTCCTATTATTAGGCGACTACCAAGGATCGGCTCCAAATGCCATTATCACATCCCGCCATACTCGACGCATGAAATCGGGATCGGCTTCTAGCTTATCAATGAAGTCTCGCTTGATCCTGAAGTTGGTGCTTCCATAGTTCCAACCTGACTTCGGGTCTTTCGTAAGCATACCATGATCCGCGCAGAGTTTCACGATAACGGCAGCGTTGTTCACTTTGCCTTTGTCGTCACCCTTCAAGGACATGGTGAAGGTGTGGGTACACTTCGGTGTGAAAGTCTTGTTCTTATTCATCACACCACCGTAGATACCCTCCCCAAATTCAGTTTTGGAATCGTCCTGGACTTGGGCAGGTTTGCAGTATTCGATGATAGCTGCGGCGAACCTTTGCCCCTTTCCGTTTGGCAAGGTACGGTTGTCTCCGTACATAATCCCCAGCTTTTCCCGGAACTGATTTAGTGCGAGGACACAGGGTCCGCTAACACCGTCTTGGGTTGCCTTTGCGAGAGCAGCATTCCACTTGCGCATGGCTTTGTTGGTCAGTCGGGCACCGAGGCCCATCTGCCAATCTTCGCTCGAACTTTCGTACTCTTTGTCAGGAGTCATCGCGGCGATTGAATCGACGATGATCAAATCGAACACCCTCTGCTCAATCGCTTTGGTGACTAGGTCTACCGTTTGCTCTGCCGAAGCAGGTACAGCAATCGAGTAGTTCTCCATGGCCCAACCGTTGAGTACAGCCCAGTCTTCATCAAAGCTATTCTCCACGTCCACGAACAAGGCAGTCCCTGGAGTGAACTCCGTAAGATCCTTGAAGTGTGACTTGTGGACGTGCGTAGCTTTGTCGTATTCCTTGACTTGCTCTGCGGCTTTCAAGCAGCGAAGAGTTTTACCACTGGACTCGGCTCCCGCGATGATGTTGATCCTAGAAAAGGGCCAACCTCCTCCCGTTGCTCCGTCCAGCCCAACGAACCCCGTACACAGTCGTCGAAGGTTTCGGTTGGCTCCGGGAGATTGGATAATCCCGGCACCGAAACCATCGTTGACTGACGCACGAAACTCGTCGAACGTCATCAAAGGTTTTTCTTTCTTTGCCACTAGGCGCTCGCTTTGTCTTGACGGAATTGCTTACATGCTGAAACCTCTGTGCCCATCTTGTCATCGACAAAGGCTTTTGCAGCAACGTAAGCAGGGGATAGTTCTTCGACTGGGGTGGGAAGTTCTACTTCCACCGAGATCTGGACAGACTCATAGTTCCCAAGGTTGATCGTCATTCGGGAACCCGCTCGAACCTTTGCAAGAGGTACACCAGGATAGGTCTTGACTTCGATGACTTCGACGTCCGTATCTTCCGTCGTAACGACTGCACCTTCCTTATACGTGCGGGAGATTTCTAAGAGACCTTCGGAGGTTCCTTTGTCAGTAGTTTTTTTAGCCATTAGCTTGGTCCTTAAAGTTCTGGGAGTTATAGAAACGAAGACGCTTGTTTCCAAGTGCTTTCATGTAGCGAGTATTCCAAACAGGATCGATAATCAGGAGGTTCTTTTTTCCTGAGTCTTTACGTTGGATTCGTCCAACCACCTGTTCGATGTCCCCGGCGGGTGTTGCCAGGAATAGTGTATCAAGTGAGGGGATGTCTGTCCCCTCTGCCATCTTGTTAAACGTGGCGAGTACGATCTTCTTCGACTTGGACTCTTCCAGCTCTGCGGCCTTGACCGTTCGGCCTTCGACCTTCCCGGCATAGTAGCCTACGTCGGTGAAGCCTTGGGCCTCTAGCATCTTCCGGATGGTTGCGAGCTGCTCCGTTCGGTGGGAGCAGACAAGGGTGTGTCTTCCTGCACTTGCGGAAGTCAAAATCTGGGAGACCAGCCAGTAGGTGTACGCTTCATCCTCTGAGATCGACGTGACCCACTTCGAGTGGTTGATTCCACCACCGTGGAGCTTGAACTGGGAATCCCGGAAACGAGTCTGCCAAGGGATCTGCACATACTCAGCCGGGAGGCTCTTCACCTTGGTCGTGTGGACGACCGGTCCAATGTGGTGGGTCCAGACTTCGTCCATCCCATCCTTGCGTCGGAATGTGGCAGAGACTCCTAGCCTGTATCTCGCGCAGGGGGACGATAGAGCTATGCTGAAGGTCTTCGCGGGGAATCTGTGACATTCATCATAGATAACCATCCCGAACGTCTCCCAGAAGCCCACAGGGATGCTCTCGCGGCGAGCCCAGAGGGTCTGCGCGGAGGCTGTGACCATGTGGTGTCCTCGGTAATCCCACTCGTCTTGGCAGACGTTCCCGATACTCGCTCCAAAGAACTGCTCGGCTGTGTCCTTCCACTGCTGGGCGAGATCCGTCTTGGGAACCACAACCAGGGTGGGGGTGTGAAGTTTAGAAGCAATGGCAGTACCCATCACGGTCTTCCCAGAGCCGCATTTGGCCTCTAGTAGCCCTCCATAACATCCTATTCGGAAATGCGACAGGAGGCTCTTTACGGACTGCTCCTGGCCTTCTCGCCACGATCCCTTGAACTGCGGCCAGACTCGGGGACGGTTGAGGGTCATATCCCGGAGTTTCAGGTCCAATTCTCGGGCGTAGGCCCACTCGCGGGGAACACCAATCAAGCCTGGACGAGATTCGTCGAAGAGTTCAATCTCTTCGTTGGTCCCTTCAGGCATGAGGGTGAGTCTCCGCTTGATCCGCTTCAAAGGGAGTCCCTCTTTAGCAAGCCAGAGCATTCGGTCGTAGTCGGCTTTGATTGTCATAGTTTACTAGGTCTTCCTGCGGATATGTATTGCCAAGCAGAAGAGTCCCGGCTGTACAAATTCTTAAAGGGGAGCAGGAGCCAACCTCTAGGGGCACAGCTCTCTCGGCCTAACGTCCAACGTCTATGATAGAGACTCTCAGAAATCATTCTAGCACCCAGAGGTGGTGGTCATCGGGAACAAACGTAATTGCAAATTCTCCACTAACAGAGCCTGTAGCTCTTACGAGCCAACCTTCGGGAACCCACATTCTATACGTGGAGGCTGTGACTGCCTCCCACTTGCATTTGTTAGCCATGTATCCTCTCCTCTGCTATTTTGAAGTAACCGGTGTCAAGTTCAATTCCGATAAAGCTTCTGTTGGTGTTTTTGCAGGCCACTCCGGTCGTGCCTGATCCCATCGCGAAGTCGAGGATAGTCTCGCCCTCTTTGGTGTAAGTCTTTGCTAAGTATTCCATCAGCGATACAGGTTTCTGCGTGGGGTGTACCTTGCCGCTGTTTGCTTCCCACTTGCCGGTGATAATCGTATCGGGATTCCTGTGGGTGTAGGTGCGGGTCTTCTTATCGGAACCGTTCGTGTTTAGTTGGTAGGCCGACTGCTTCCCCTTCTTCCCATAGTTCTTCACCGTTACCGGCTTATTTCTTTTGGTCATCTGCGGGTAGTAGTTTAGCTTACCCTTCCCAAAAACCAAAACACTCTCGTGCTTATTCATGGGCATTATCTTCGCGTTGATAAAGTTGCGGGGGATATGTTTGTCCCACACCCAATCATACTTGAACTTTTTGAGGTTGCTGTTGACGAGTACGCTGGTGAACGGTTGCGTTGCCATCAACACAATCGCCCCTTTGGGTTTTATAACCCTTTCCAACTGCTCCCACATTGGCCCAAGAGGGATTATCACATCCCACTTGCACGCGCTCGTTCCAAAAGGAGGATCGGTAAGGATCAGATCAACGGAATTGTCGGGGAGAGTTTGCATCACCTCGATGCACTCACCTTGTCTTAGATCAATCAATTTAATCTTAACCAGGGCCAACCAGCCCTGTCTCCTAAGCCTGCGGGTGCATAAAGAGCCTTCCGGGGAACCAATAGGTAGTATTTATGGCTTCTTAAAAAGTCCTTACTTGCCTGCCATGTCTTTCGATATTGTTTTTTAGTGCAAAACATATATAAGTCTATTTCATTTCCCCCCAGTTGGCTACTGTCTTGATGTCAGCACGAACTGGTACAGACATTTGGACGGCTCGTTCCAGCCAATAGACGACGTCCTTTTTGACCTTCGCTTCTAAGCCATGTTTACACTCGACGACAACCTCATCATGGACGAAGTTCACGAAGTAGGCATCGGTGTTCCAGATCCCCTCGTCGATCCATTGCTGCCGGAGGTTGACCAACGCGATGGCGATGTATTCAAACGCCGCAGACTGGATCGGGAAGTTCACGAACTGGTTGAAGCAATGCTTGAAGTGTTTCTTCAATTCCTCTCGGGTGATCCTTCTCTTCCTGCCGAAGATGTTGGTGACAACTCCATCGGTGTTAAGGAGCCTCTTCATGCGTTGGTGGTATCTTTTCACCCCGCTGTATGTGTTGAGGAATTGCTCAACAATGTCGTTCCATTGCTGCTCGGAAAAGTCTGGATACTCATACCACATTCGGCGTCCCGAGGCTGCGTAGATCAGAGAGAAGTTGCACTGCTTGCCGTAGGACCTGTTCCCTTGGAGAGCAGAGACTTGGTCGGTGGTTTGCTGATGAAGATCTAGTCCATGCCAGAAGCCGTTGTCTTCGTCTTCGTAGACGCCGCAAGCTGGACAAGTGTGTTGGATAACGATGTTAGATCCGGAGGCTCCGCAGCTCTTGCACTTCCAGTCTGTGTATGCCTTGGTAAAGCCAGGGTCACCTGTGACATGGGCACAGACCCTCAACTCGATCTGAGAGAGATCGCTCACGATCATGGAGAAACCATCTCGGGGGACGAAGCCTGTACGAATCGAGAGGTCGTCAAAGATCTTGTCGAGTCTTGCGGGTTGGTTCTGGAGGTTAGGGTTGGTATTTCGCGTTCTTCCCGTAAGGGAAATCAGCCAAAAATTGGAATGTATCCGGCTGTTCGGATCATTCATCGCCATACGGGAGAGAGGCTCGACGTAGGTGCCGATCATCTGGGAGGCTGTTCGGAACTGTTTGATCTTGTGGGCGACAGGATATCTCCGGGAGAGTGTGTTCAACGCATCGGCGTCAAGCTTCCACCACTTCCCTGTTGGCACCTTATCCAACCCTCGGGTCGAGTATCCCAGCTCGTCAAAAAGTCTGACCGACATCTGGGGTCCGGACTTGATGTTCACGTTTCCGATCAACTCGTGGATCTCGGTTTCGTATTTGTCTCGGAGTTTCTGGTAACCGTGGAGCAGCTCTCGGGCTCGGTCGAGATCCCAATAGAAGCCCACGTACTCTAAGTCGGAAACCACCAAGAGAATCCTCATTCGGATCTTGATAAAGTTATCCCACAGACCCTCTCGCACGATCATCGGCTTGAGGTGTTTGTAGAGCTTTAACTCCCAGTAAACATCGTCCTTGGCATAAGCCTCAAACGTCGCCCCTCCGGCTTCCCAGGCAGGCATATAGCTCTGCATTTGGTAACCGAATATATCGAGGACCAGATGCTCCAGCTTCATCTTATTCTGCTGGCGGTTTTCGTCGAGAAGGTTGTAGCCAATCATCGGATCACGAATCCCATTGGGGTACTCGTGGGAGTCGATAATGCCGACAGCCTTTAGGCACTTGAGATCGTACTTAGCGTTATATGCGATGGCTTCAATGTCGTCGTCGGGGAAGAGGTTTCTTATCACTTCCCGGATGACGTTCATATCAGTCAAATAGACGGTGATCTCTTCGGTAGCGAACCCCATGCCATGGAGCTTAAAATCAGTAGCCGAGAGATTGGTATCGTGGGCGTGTTCTACATCGAAGCAGAACATCTTGTGTTTTCGCGCAGAGGCGATAAGTTCTTGTGCGGTGTACATAGAGATCCAGCAAGAGAAAAAGAAGCCCCCGCTCACCTAATAATAGGAGAACGGGGGGGGCGAGTATCTGGCAAGACACTTCGTTAGTAGTTTACCTGTTGTCCACCGGCTGGTTGGCCGGGAGGACCTTGGTAACCACCTTGGTTTCCTTGCGGAGGCTGCTGGTAGCCCCCTTGTTGTCCACCACCCTGGTTGCCTCCACCTTGGAAGTTATTCTGTTGAGCGTTTGCCAACTCTTTCATGGCTTCCTCAACTTTCACAGGATCGGGAGCGATAAGAGTCGCCCAGTCATGGACAGCGTTGTCAGGGTATTGGGCCAGATCGACCATTCCCTGGAACGAGAAATCATCACCAGTCTTAGGAGACTGTTTGTCTCGGCTGCGGAAGATCTTGAAGTGGGCTCCACGAAGGGAGTGACCCATCGACTGAAGCTCTTGCATCTTTCGCTCGAAACGCTCCATCACATTTTGCTTGAAGCAAATGATCGTCTTGAAGTTGTTGACCAGTCCCTGCTTGGATTGGAATCCAGTGCAGTCGATAGCCGACATCATCATCGCTTTGTAGCGACGTCCATCTTGTGCAGTCTCTGCACGTTGACACATAGGACAAGGAATCCCCAGCGGTTGCAAACAACTGTAGTAGTGCTTGAATCGTTGGGCACCTTCCCCGAACTGGGGATTGTGTTCAAAGACGATGATCGGTCCACCCGCAGAAGGAGCAGTGCCCCACTCCGTTAGGAAGATCACATCTTTGGACTCACCCTGCTTGATATAAAGACGATGGATCTCGTCCTTAAAATCGGTTTGGTCAGGGTTGACCATGTCCTGTTGCATCCAATCCGGGGCTCCCGTACCAGCCTGTGGCTTTTCCGTATGTTGCGGAGTAGTTGGGGCTGCGGCGGGGGGAGTGGATACTGGAGCAGAAGGCTCCGGGGTTTGACCTGTACCAGAAAGGTAAGCAGGTGCAGCAGACTGCGGCGGGGTGTCATCTGGTTTGCCCATTGGGCTCTCTTCGTTGGACATGTTGTCCTCCTGGGGTTCTGGGCTATCGCCCTTTAAATAATGTTCTCTGCTTGAAGCAGCGAGGTAAAGAATAGCTTATCACACCCACCCATGTCAAGCTCCTTGGGCTCCCATGTGATGGTTCTAGGTTTCGACTGTAGGTTGACTAATTTCTTCATTCCTTCGGCTGCGCCTTTGATCCCGGCGTCGTCCATATCGAAGAACAAATAGACGTGGGTGTCAAGCTCTTGGAGGATCTTTGCTTGCTCGTCGGTGACCTTCGCCCCAAACGTACAGAGGACATCAAGCTCGTGGCACTGCGCCCAATACCAGATGTTCATCATATCGAAAAAGCCTTCGACGAGGATCGTCCTGCCATAGCCTTTCCAGTGCTGCAAGCCTCCTAAGATTCGACCGGTCTCCATGCCGAAATAGTTGTAGTATTTGCGGGAGTCATTGACGACAGTTCGACCTACTGCTCCATAGAGATGATCTTCGTAAGGCTCTCGGCAATAAACTGGCTGGACGATTCTCGCATAGTCATGGTGTCGGAGATCCCACCATTCACACATCCCCTGGTTTACATTCCTCTCGATAAGAAATCGACCTACGTGGGTGGTCTTAGAGAGTTGCCTTATCTTTGGCATGTGGGCAAGGGCTTCGTACTTCATCATGGCAACAGGTTCTAACTCCGTTGTGGGTTGATACCAGTCGTCCAACCCTTGGGTGATCTTGTCGAGGGTGTCCCCGAGTGTGACTTGATCTGAGACTTGTAGGCGCATGCCGAGGTCGATCAGATCCTGCCTGCCGGAAAGACTTCCCACTGTGCTGACCAGGGAGTGTAGGGGTCCCTTCTCACCACAGGTGAAACAGTGGTAGACAGCGGGTGTCTTTGAGTAGTTGATCGAGCAGGAAGGCTTCCCGTCTGACCCACTCTTGTGCGTCCACTTTGCCAACGGACAGGTACAAAGCATCTGCCCTTTGTCACGAAACTTCTCGTTGAAGTCCGTCACCCCCGTCCTTGTCAAAATGTCTAACGCTCGCTCTCGCTCCATCGGTGATCCTTATGGAAAAAGGGGTCCGGGTTGTGCCGCTTTATAAAGGTCTCGCAGTTCGTCTGCGGTGATACCTGTCATAGGCTCGCCGCAGTACAAAAACTTAACGGGGAATCTTACGGTCCTGTTCTTTCCTACCTGGAAGATGTGAATCCACTTGCCATCTATAATCTTGTGGAGCCTACTTGCCATGCGTGTGTTGCCAGCCGTTCTGCCAATGCGCCCACTCACGCATAATGACGTAAGGGTTCTGGTCTTTCTTCTTGGCAGCAAGACCTTCAACGTAGGGATGGTCGTCAGGTCCCCCATGCTTCCTTATCACAAACTGCTCATGGTAGAACGCCTGCGTACCAAAGGGAGCCTTCGCTCGGAAGATCGCTTCCCTATCGGTGACGTTTGAGATTGTGATTCGCTTTGGCCCCTCGTTGCGGCCCATGGTTCGTTTTGAACGGGATGCTTTTCTTTTTCCCTTTTTGGAATCGGAATCCTGGCTTGGCGTTTTTGGCGGGGACTGCTGGGGGCTCTCCGTCGATGACGAGCTGGGAGAGCTGGGAGAGGGAGTCTGCGATGAAGACTCCGGCTTGGGCAGTGAGGGCGTCCCCGATTGAGCCATAAGCATTTGTAAACTGCTCGACCGTAACTCCGGCTTTGCTGGCAGCTCGGGACATTCTGTGGAGGGCTTCTTCGGCATCTAGGGTCTCCTTGTTATAGAATTGTTGGTACTCCATGTACCCTTGACTGTAAAGTTTCTTAATCGGGATCTTGATGACTGCAGTACTCCAACCCTCGCAGCCAAACTCACCTCTGTTGTAGGTGTGGAGTCTGTATTCCCCTTGGGAGTAGTCATGGTAGTGGGCTATCGCTCTCACCTTGCCCACCCATGTTTGCTTTCTAATTCAGCCAAAACATCACCCCAAAGGTTTTTAGGAGTTTCGCCTGTAGCATAAAGTGTCTTGTAGGGTATGTCCATCCAGCGGGGCTCCTTGCCTCCACCCCTGCGAACCATTACGCAATACGTGAGGGGTAGTTTCATTTTTATATCCCAACCGTCGCGGAGTGCGGGGTGTCGAAAATTAGCTCGTCGAAGTTCATCGTAGTAAGATCCCAATTTGTTATCAGATCCTCGTGATGGTTTTCACCTTTGGAGTCTCGCTCCTTCAGGTTCTTCCAGGTCATTTCGTTTTGTAATCTCTGGTCTTCGTCGGCAATCATTTCGATGACTACGTCGGGGTCGATGATCCACTCTCGGGCGTATCGGATTTTGTATCCACGTTGCTTGTCTGTCTTTTTGGAGTTGTCGGTGACGTCTCCTTGCTGTGTAGTAACCACCCAAGGAACGTCACTAACTTCTGAAGCGGTTTGTAGATCCCCCACGATTTGAGCAGCACTACCCCAGTCGCCTCTTCCTTTCTCGCCGGTAAAGCGGTATCCACCATCAACGACAACGAGGTCGGGCTCATATTCTTTAACGAGAGCAGTAACATCACTGACTGTTTGCACGAGTTGCTTGTCAGCGATGAATATGTCTCCTTCGTCATACTTACCGTAATGGAGTTGTTGCTCCCATCGTCGCTCTGTGAAATAGTCCAGTTCAGCATCTCGGAAGTCTCCCCAGGGGAGTTTGTGGTGGAGGACATCTAATCTCCTTTCAAATCGTTTGGTTGACATTTCCATGGTAACGAGTAGCACCCTTTTTCCGAGTCCCATAGCGAAGTCGGAGAAGATACAGCTCGCCCACGATTTACCGGTGTTGGCTGTGGCAGCAATGACATGGAGCTGTCCGTTAGCCCAGCATTGGATTCGGTCGTTGAGACTGTTCCAAGGTGTAAGGACTCCAGGAAGTTCAAGAGAGGCTTGGAGGTCAAGGTATTCTTCAAATCGTTTCTCTCCATCTTGCCTAAAGGATCGGACAACGGCTCCGCGTTTTCCAACTTGGTTTTGGAGAGCGATCTCTGCAATCTTGCGGAGGGCTGCGTCGGGGTCTTGTCCTTCAAGGGATCTGGCGACTGCTTTGAGTTCATTGGTAATCGTCCCTCCTAGTTGGCGTTTTCGTACTTGGTCGCAGAGGTAGGCAAGGGGTTCGTCTGCCGGGGGGAAGACTAGACCCTTTATGTTGTCTTGGACTTGGGAGGGCGTCGGCCAAGCTCCAAAGTCTTGCTGGTATTCGGTCTGCCACTCAAATCCTTTTCGGGCAGTTCCCGAGAGGTCTCGTGAAGAAATTCCAGCGGTAGTTAACTCAATCAGTGACTGTTCGGTAAGAACCGCTTTAAGCAGTCTCAGGCCCAGGACGTCTTCCATCGGTGAATTCTTTCTGTCGATCTTCGCGGAAGTTATGACCTGTGACGACAATAGGTGTCACAGCTTCGCGGAGGGCTTCGGTGAGTGCTTGGTAATGGTCTTTGAGAAACTCTGTGTTGTGGTTCGTCGTGATGATCGTACACAGGTTAGCATCTATGCGGGTACGAACCAAATGCTCAATGGCTTGCTCCGAGAATTTTACGTTTCCCTCCCGGACTTGGAGTTCATCGATGACGAGGAGAGGCACAGTTTCCGCGCGATCCTGGACAGAATATTTCTGGTCGAAATCGTGCTGCTGGATGACCTGCTGGGGGTAAGCTCTGGCAGTGATCCAGTATCCGATGATGCCCCGCTGGCATGCCGCTTTAAGGCATATAGAAGCAAGACCTGTCTTTCCCATTGAATAGTCTCCCATAAGGAGCAGTCCTCTTGCCAGTGAGACGTTGGGTTCGACATTTTTTATCCAATCTACTATGCGGGCTTTGTGTGGGCACTCGCTCGGTATTTTTTCCAGAGTGCAGTACCAATGTCTTTTGGGTATCCCCATCCGCTCCAGGTGTCGCTGTGTAATCTCACCACCCCGATTGCTCGGTGTCCCAGTTTGTTTGGGCTGCTCGGTCGGCAATTCCATCTTGGCCTTTATGTCCTCCGGCTGGCTTGGAGAATCCATCGTTCATCGCCTTTCGCATCGCTAGAAAAAAATTCGTGCTGCACAAGATTCCTGGCGTGGGAACCTCGCAAGAGATCCAGGGTTGATTCGCCTTTACCTCTTCCCACTTCTCAAAGATGAATTTGAGGTAAGCAGTGAAGAGGGAAAGGTTGGAATCCACAAGCTTGTAGATATTCAAAACTACCTGCGCGTTTTTGGGGACGTTCAGGAAGGTGGCATTGGACGCGAAGATGTTTTCAAACTCTTCGCGGTAAATCTGGACAACTGCTTTCTTGATCTGCGGGGCTGTCGCCTGATCCAGTTGGTCCTGTGTTGGTCGTTGTTTGGTCTTCCTCTTACGCTCTTGCTTCTCTATCGGTTCCGGCTTGGCTAATGCTTTAGTCAAAAGGGCCGACTTAATGTCAGGCTCCTTGTGGGCATGCCATTTAAAGGTATGGGTAGAACTCCACCCCCCTAAAGCATATATGACTCCACCGGGGCTGTCAATAGAAATCATCCAGCCTAGGGTGATTAAAGCTGGGATAGCCATCAGAGTGTCGATTCCCAGCTCCTCTCCTAATATGTGGAGAGCGGGTGGGGTAACCTCCTTCCACTCCTTATGCCTCATAGCTAAGTAGAGAAGAACGGTACAAGGGTCTACGCCCTTACACTTTCCGGAAGAGATAAACTCCTCGATGTTATTTATTTCCATGTCCGGAAGTATATCATGCGGTGATGGTCATTGTCAACACCGGTCGGGTAACTCTCCAGATTGTTTTGTCCTGGAGGGATGTAATATCCACCAACCACTCAAAATTGGTGGTGGTCTGTCTCGCCGTGAAGTTGACGGAGGTGGTGTCGTCGGTGTTGATTACTGTCGTGGAGATGTCCCCGCCGGAATCGTAGATTCGGAAGTCCAAAGTCTGAATCCCTACCCCGGTTGTCTCAGAGTGGGTGAAGGAAATTGTATAATCCTCCCCTACGATAGTGTGTTCCTGGGTGAGGTCTACCGTACCTGTGGCTGTGCCTGCCGCTGGGGGTACTGCTTTGAAGGACATGACAGTCCCTGCAAGATTTATGTTGTACCCGCTTTCGGTCACTACCCACTGGTTGGTTGGCCCATGGAGACTTGGGTGTAGGATTAGGTTCTGCGAAGTGTAGGTCGTGGAGCCCAGATCCTCGGTGGATTCAATCACAAGGTTCTGCTTGCCCTCTCCGTCCTGCCACTGGGTGTCTATACCTACGACCAATCCCGTGATTACAGTCTGGGTGCCATCCGTCAATTTTGGATCTCGGAATGTTACAAGATCGTTGATTGACACTCCTGGCAAGATGACAGTCTCCACCTTCCAACTCTTCTGTGCCATCTTTCTCTCTTGGAGATGACGTACCCCTACTTGAAAAAGTGTGGCGGGGTGTTCTATGTAAGGATTATCAATCTGCTCGGATAAGGGTCCATGCTTACTTTGAAGATCGGAGTCATCTATCGTCATCTCAATC